GTAATATACATGTATTATTGGAACAAATATTTAAAAAATTTAGTAAAATAAAAACAAATAAACTAACATCTATATTTAATATTCCTATATCAAATTTGTTTATAGATAAAATAAAAGAAATAAATTCTATATATGGACAATCTCAGATTGAAAATATAATAAGTATATTGAATAACATAAAGGATACTACGCGTTATGAAAAACAAGAACAATTGAAAAAATCCTATCTTGGTAAATGTATAAAATGGTGTAGTAAAAATAATTTGCCTATAAATGCATCGTATAGTTGATATTACAGCATGGCTGTTCCTTCTTTTTTGAAGGATTGTATTTATTTACTTCAGAATAATCATTTTTTATTCTTGCAGTATAACCAGCAGATGTAACAGCGCCTTGTGTTTTAAACTTATCATTACTTGGTTTATATATGACTGTTTTACATATTTCACCATTCGCCTGGTATGAAGGTATCGTACTGTAATACACCGGATTCTCTTTTTCTTTACCAATACTGTAATTTTGTTCAAAACTTTTCCCTCTTTTTTGCAAATATTGCTTGGTGGATGTACTATAATTTTGCAAAACAATAGTTGATCCACTTCTTCTTACATTATTTGTTCCTCCTATACATCCATTTTCTGTCTTTACTCCTAAACAAGTTGATGTTTTAAATGTTTGATTGTAAATAATATTACAGTTTTGATCTTGTATAATACTTACTGATGGATTTATTGTTTGACTGATAGAAATTTGTTTAGATGAAACCGGATTGGTTGGAATCAATTGTTTTCTCCATTGCTTCAAAGGGTTTGCCTTAGCATACCCGGATTTGAAATTTTTAGGGCCACCCATAGGATCTATATTTGTAGAAGGTCTATCATTTGTTGGATATACGCTACGATTTGTAAATAACATATTATATCAAAAGAAATAATATATATAAATTTATATGGAACAAATGGATAATATAGAAAAAGTTTATTTAGTTACATTTACTCTTCTTCTAGTAAGTCTTCTTTTTTTAGGGACAAAACGTTTAGAATAGCCGCCTATTAAATTAGATTTTTTTGTTTCATGTATCAATTGTTTAATTTTTTCATTTACTTTACCTGGTTCAACACCCATTGCAGACTCAACTGGTTTAGTTAAACCGGATAATTCAAGCGCATCACTTAAAGTATAAGCGGTATCACAATCTTCTTCAATACCTATGTATTTTATATTTTCAATATAATCTGGGTCTTCTGATTTTTCACTTTCTCTATATATAAATTCAGATCCAGTTAAAATGTCAATCATAATACGCGGGATAATATAAGAACAATTCTTTTTATTAAATAAAAATAAACCTTCTATTTTAGCATGATTCTCATCTTCTTGTTCTTTTGTTAATTTACCTGAAGTAGTATTATTTTTTGTATTACTTAGAATTGAACTGGCGACACCTACCATATTACCAACAGGTCCAGCTAATTTTGCAATATCCATACCCATTCCACCTGTTAATGATGAGTATTTATTTTTTAATTCAGAATATAATGATTCAAATTTATTTGAACTATTATTTCCATACCCTAAAACATATAATATATCTGTATCATTATTATGTTGGTTTGTTTCTCTCGCAGACCTTAATAAACTAAATTGTTTGTCTAATACTCTGTATTCGGTGCAAGATCTATGAATTTCTTTACTTGTTCTTAATACTTGAAATTGTTTTCCTATATTTGGATCGTAATATCGCTTAATTAATTTACACGCATAATCAAATTCCTTCCTTAACTTTGGATCTTGTATTATTATTCCATATTGTTTTCCAAACTTATTTTTTGTTAAAACGTAACTGTGCATAATTTTTCTAATTAGTTTAAAATTACTTAATCCTTTAACTGCCATTGCGCTAATAGGATTAACAAATAAATTTGCTGGAAATGGCATCATTCTCATTATTTTTTTGAATACGTCATTTTTTACATTTACATCATCTTGTTTTTTTGCATTTTCTTCATATGACATACTTTCAAGTAGACTTCTTTTTTTAGAAGACATTTTTTTGCCTGATGGTGCAGATCCTCCTCTTTTTTTACGAGTACGAGACATATATTATACATATATATTCTCAACTGCGTCGTACACTCATTAAAGCAACATATGCACCGTTTGAATTATTTCCACCATTAGACGTATCTGCATAATTTTGACTAATTGCACTTAATCCTTTAAAACGAATAAATAACGAATTGTCACATACATATTTACTGTTACCACTCTCTAATGGTACTTGCAATGGTGTTAAACCATATGTTGCTACATTACAATATGCATTGCTCACACTATCTTGTTTCAAATTAACTCGCGAATTTACATCATTCACTTGATTGCATCCTCCACATGATTGATACAATCTAGTTAATGGATCGCCCACATGTTGGGATGACCTAAATGGACCGGCTTGTGATTTGCCAAATACTTCTGTACCGTTAACATCACGTACTTTATCTGAACTAAACGCCTTTCTTAATATTCTACGCTTCAACGCAACGCCAGAGCTGTTATCTGAACAGCCAAAAGATTGTAATGGTCTTGACATATATGATATAATTATATTTTATTTTGTCTGAACACATACTCCTAAACTATAGAAATTGATTAAAAATATATTTGTATTTATCATCTTACTTATGTCATAATTCTTGTTATGTCATAATTCTTGGAGCCACATTCATTGATATCAATTCTTGGAATAACAACTTGCAACTGTATGGTAACTCAACGTATGCAAAATGTGTTTTGTTGTCACATACGTTACAATGGTGTATATGTTCCTTGTCGTTATATACTGCAATTAATCCACACATCTTGCACACGTGTACAGAATATTTATCAGATACATCGTATGTTCTCTCTTTCGTAAATCTAGCCGCACCATGAGACATTGTACAATCTCTCTCCATCTCTCCAAACCGGAGTCCGCCATCCCGACTACGCCCTTCTGCTGGTTGGCGAGTTAAATTCACCATGGGACCAATACACCGACTGTGTTGTTTATCATTGACCATGTGTTTTAATCGCTGGTAATAAGTTGGTCCTATAAAGATAGAAGTTTCTATTTGTTCACCAGTTTTACCATCATATAGGATTTGATTCCCCTTTGACTCGTAATTATGTTCTTGTAATTTTTTAAATATTACATTCATATCTAGTTCACCGAAGCTAGTTCCATCACCAAATAATCCTAGTTCTAATAACAATATACCAAGAGTAGTTTCTTTCAATTGTGCTATTGTCATGCGGCTGGGAATGGCATGAGGGTTAATGATCAAATCGGGGCGAAGACCATCTTTGGTAAAAGGCATATCTTCTTCATTAATTATGTTGCCAATTGTACCCTTTTGTCCGTGCCTACTGCTAAATTTATCCCCAATATTTGGTTTCCTAAATGCCCGAACTTTTACCTTACAGCTATTATAACCATCTCCGTTTCTCTGTATGACATTATCGTCAATGTATGCCTCTTCGTCTGTTCTGTACGATCTGCTATTGTCTTCGTACTTGATCAATTTAGTATTATCATTTTTGTTATCTCTAATCACAGTAACTTTTGCTATAATGATGTCCTTATCTTCTACAAGTGTGTTTTTATCCATAACACCGTCTTTATTTATTTTATCGTAATTTGCAAATTTAATATTCCGTGTAGTCATTTTATTTGGCTTTGTTCTAATTTCTTCTTCCCCATTCGTCTTTTTATCTTCATCCTTTTCAGTATGATATATGAAAGCCCCGAACAGTCCGCGGTCACAGCTTGCTTTGTTAAACAGAATACTATCTTCTTGGTTATACCCACCATGCGTCATAATTGCAACAATGACTTGGTTTCCTGAAGGCAACTTGTTAAGCTGTAACATGTTCATGATACGCGTTTCTACTAGTGGACGCATACCGTAACTCAATAGGTAAGCAGTTTTATCCAATCTGTATTGGGGATTAGATACATAAATACCAATTGCTTGTTTACCCATAGCGCATTGGTACGTATTACGAGGAGACTGGTTATGCTCTGGGAACGGAATGCATGAAGCCAAAACGCCGAATATAGTACTTGGGTGTATTTCGCAAAATGTATAATTGTAATTTTTGCTAATTTTGTTTGGAAAAGTTGCAATCATTGCTGACATTTGTTCATCTGGATCAATATATTCAATTACAGATTCATCTATTTTTAAATTCACTAATAAATCTTCCCAATTGATTTCATTGTTTTTGATAGACTGGATTATCTTATCTGTGATTAACAATTTGTTATTTTTTACTTTGAATAATGGTCTTAACAGACGCCCACATTCGTTTGTTATAATAATTTCCTTTTGAATATAGTTGAATACAATAGAGGTGTATATGTTAATAATACCTCTGTACTTTTTATTTTTCAAATCATTATACAAATCAATTGGATTATGGCTTACGCCGATCCAGCGTCCATTCAGGAATACCTTGACTTTGTCGTACAAATTACCATCGTCTAATGATTGGATGTAAGGTTTGACATATTCGTATATAGGTGAACTATCAGAATATCCGGATATAATTGTTAAATAACTAAGATTTTTTACAACACCTACGGATTGGCCTTCTGGTGTTTCCGCAGGACACAAATATCCAATAGAAGTACCGTGTAATTTTCTTGGATCAATTAATTTACCACTTTTATCTATTGGTGTATTTATTCTCCTCAAATGGCTTAGTGTAGAAACATATGTTAAACGATTCAACACTTGTGCAACACCACCCTTATTAGAGTTTAAATGTTTGATACCAAAATCACCAGTAGATAGTGCTCGTTTCAGACCATTCTCAATAGTAGATGGTTTCACTATCTTGTATATGTTGGTCAACGTTATAATGTTAGTATAGTCTTCAGTGGATTTCCATGAACCATTATTTATCTCTCTACCAACTTGTTTTCCAATATCCTTTGCTGCCTTGTTGAAGTAGTTGCGAAATAGATTGTTCAACAGTGTACCCGTCAATTCAATTCGTTTGTTTTGGTATGCATCACGATCATCTGGTTGCAATAATCCGATTGCGCATTTTACCAGCTGGTTCGTCATGTAACCAAGAAGATAAATCTTCTCCGTAAATGTTTTGCAGTTTGGAAATAAATCATTCGCCAAGACATCTAATGCAAAATCTCTCTTTTTTCGCTGTCCTTCTTCTTTTTCCATGTTGATTGGAGTATATATTACACTATTTGTAACATATTTGATAGCCTCTTCACTAACAATATATTCACTACCTTGTGAAATAGATGCCTTCAAATAATTTACTATTTCATGTGTTTCTGGTTGAGTTATATCCAAACAAATGATATTGCATATTTCCTTGTCACTTTTTAATCCAAGTGCCCGGAATAATATGAAAAGGGGAATCGGCCTCTTTAATCGTGGCAATTGTACCACAATTTCATATCCAGATGAAGTTAATTTAGAAGAAACCATCATGTATATTTGTTTGGGTGAGATACACTTCCAATCTGGAACAGAACGCATTTCAGCGGTCCATAGCCACTTATGTCCTGGCTTTTGTTTGTACTTGAATATTTTATTATCAGCAGGTTTTTCTTGTCCGAGACATGTTTTCTCGGATCCGTTTATAATAAAATATCCTCCCGGGTCCATGAAACATTCTTTTGTTTTATCCGGGTGTATATGACTATACTGATTTAATATGCATATAGATGATTTCAACATAATAGGTATTTTGCCAAATTGTATTTTGCAGAGTTTAACGTTTTTGATTTCTTCATTTTCTAATGAAGGGCCTGTGCGAATCACATATTTAATATTCAAATCAAGCGTAAAATTTGATGTATATGTGAAATTTCGTGTACGAGCATCGCTTGGAAACATCAATTTAGTTGCACCATTGTTTTCATGTATTTCTGGCCTGTATATGCATAAATTTTCAAACTCAATGATAACTTCAAGGCGATATTTCTTGAATTCCTTGATGTAATCTTGCGGTGAACGAATTACTAAAGGATTAAACATTTGCACTGTTTTTTTTATTTGGTTGGTTATAAAATCATTGTATGATTCTATTTGATGCCTTACCAATTGTTGCAAGTGATTATCCTTGAAATAAGACTCAATGACGGCCCAGCAATCTTTTGGGTTATACTCGGAGTCAGTACGCTCCATTTTGTTACTATTATTTTAAGCAATATGTTTAATTCAATTTTATATGTTAAAGATTATTTATTTTTTTGTATTAGTGTCTATATGAGTAAATTGCGAACAATCTCAATAGATCCTCAATTCCTAAATATTTCTAAAAAAAAGATTAAACAGAAACCAATTATTGCAAGTGAAGTCAATATTAATTCTAATAACATAAAACAATTGTTATTAGAAAAATTGCGCCAACATAAAAAATCTAAAAAAAATAAGGGTCCAATCATACAAACAAATACATTTGATGAACAAAATTTGATTAAACCGCAGCTGATTGATAAAAATGTAGAAGTTACAATGTTGGATAAACCAGATGTCATTGATAAAAATGTAGAAGTTACAATACTGGATAAACCAGAAGTCAAAGAAGAAATATCAATATGCGTTGAACCCGAACAAAAGTCTATATGTGAAACTACGATTCAACCAGACAAACCGTATGGTGTTTTAAAAAATGGAATTAAACCAACCTACAAGATTTGGTCTAAACAAGACGTGCCCCAGATACCCATTGTTGAAGAACGAGAGATACAGAAAACATTTGTATTAGGTAAAAAAAATAAATCAGTCGGCGTTTTGATTAAAAGTAATAAAACCAGAAAAAATCACGAAGACATTAAAATAAATCTAAAAAAGACAAGTATGGCTACTTTGAAGAATCATTTGAAAAAAAATAATTTAATTAAATTTGGGACAACTGCACCAAGTGAGTTATTGAGAGAAATGTATGAAAATTCTAAAATGTGTGGTGAAATTACTAATAATAATGCAGCCAATATTCTTCATAATTTTAAACAATCCTAGATAAACTATTAAAGATATATAGTTAACATATTGAATGGAATCTAATGGATATTCTGGTCTTGTTAATTTAGGAAACACGTGTTATCTAAATTCAACTCTTCAAATATTATCTCATATACATGAATTAAACCATTATATCAAAGACAATACTACTGTAAATAATATACCAGATAGCATTTTAATTAAAGAATGGTTTGATCTATATAAATTGATGTGGTCAAAAAATTGTACTATTTCACCCAATAAATTTTTACATAATGTGAGAGAATTATCCAAGATGAAAAATAATGTATTCCATGAAGAAATGCAACATGATTCAGTTGAATATTTTTACTTTTGTATAGATAGTATTCACAATTCGTATAACTTATTAACTAATATCTCTCTATCAAGAACAAATTACACAAATGTAAATGAAGCGATTGATTTGTATGAAGGCAAAAACAAATCAATTATACATTGTTTGTTTACATCTTTTTTGTTAGTTGAGTATTCAAATGCAAAAACATATGATTTTGAATTTGAAAAAATAGAACCCTCTTTTACAATAGAATTATCAATACCTAATATGGAAAATCCAACGATTGATGATTGTTTTGAAGAAACATTCAAATTAGAAATTATGCCTGATAAATGGTTTGACGATAAAAATAAACAACACAAAGAAATCATGAAGCAAACGTATATATGTTATATGCCCGAAATATTAGTCATTCATTTGAAGCGTTGGGATTATCGTTTTAATAAAAATGATGCATTGGTTCATTTTAACGAAACTATCAATATACATAAATATACAAAACGCGTAGACGAAAAGTTTTGTCATTATGAGTTATTCGGTATTATAAATCATCACGGTAATGTGATGAATGGACATTATTTTACTTATATAAAAAAGAATAAATGGTACGTATACGACGATACAACCATACAACCTATGAACAAAACAGTCAATGATAATAAAAACTATTGCTTATTTTATAGAAAAATAAAATAAATAAACTATATAAATGTCTGTTTCTATTAATCAAAATAGTTATATACCAGATTACAATTCATTTGATATACTTGGGCGCTATAAGCTACCATTCATTCTATTACTGATAGTTATTATTATCGCGTTTGTATTATTATTTAGCATTTTTAATAGAGATAACTTGAATTCAGATAATGCTAGAATGCCTATTCTTATTTTAGAAATTGTATTATTTGCTATATTTGTTTTTGTTATTGTATTAAATTACAAATGGTTGAATAATCATAATTATAGTTTTACTACAGAAATTAAAAATTTATTTAATGATAAAATTACTCAAATAGATGTTAAGTCTGAGAGTGATAAGCCAAAACCCAAAGAAAAAAAATGCGATGAACGCCGTGAATCAGGTGAAGTATTTCATATACCCAGAAATAAATATACATACAGTGATGCAATGGAAGTATGTAAACGTTTAAATAGCAGGTTAGCAACTTATGATGAAGTAGAAGATGCGTACAAAAATGGAGCAGATTGGTGCAGTTATGGCTGGTCTGATGATCAAATGGCGCTATTTCCTATACAGAAATCAGTATACAATGAATTAAAGAAAATTAATGGCCACGAACATGATTGCGGTAGACCAGGCATAAATGGTGGATATATATCAAACAAAAGCTCTAAATTTGGTGTAAATTGCTACGGTAAAAAACCATACATCACTGATAAGGATAAAGAGTTTATGGAGAGATACTCCTATTCACCGGCAATATCAGATTCTTCTTATAATGTAATGGAAAAGGTTACCGATCTATTAGTTGCTCCTTTTAACAAAGAAAAGTGGAGTATAGAGTAATTATTTTTTTTTTGTTTTGTTTGTGCGCGTTGTCTTGCGTCTGGTTTGTTGTTTTTGTTTAGGATATTTACTTTTAAATTCAATCTCATAATGATTTATTAATTTTATAGGCATTTTTTTAGAACATTTTTTTGGTTGCACCATGAGTCCTATTGGGAACATATATAGTATAAATATATTATTATGCGTCATACTAATGTATTTATTTTAATATATTTTTATAAATGAATGTTTTAGATCATTATAGTAAAAATTTATTAGTATTAAGTGATCCATTGACACTAGACGAAGACACCTATTTTTGCAAATTTAGTTATAATAAAATGCCGTTTATTATTAAAACAAGCAAAATATGTTATGTAAAAGGGACTACAAATAATAAATTTATGAATGTATCTTTGACTAGTAAAGATTATTTGGTTTGGTTTGAAACATTTTACAAAGACTGTATACAAATGTTTTATGAAAAATCAAGCGATTGGTTTGAAGATACGTTAGAATTAGATGATCTAGAATTCTCTTTTATCAATCCATTAAAAAGTAATATTAGAGATAATTGTTTTGACGTACAGTGTATCATAGATCCAAATCGTTTGAATGTGAATGATTCTAATGAAAATACTCTAAGCTTAGATGGAATCACAGAATCAAAAGTAGTACCTACATTTCATATTAAAGGTATTAAATTTAATAGTAAACATTTTGTTTTTGAAATAGAGTTAGTTAATTTGTACGTTATTTTAGATGAACCGGTACCAGAAGTAAAAGACGAGGTAAATTTAGAGATTATTCAAAAAGTAGAAAATGTTGAAAAAGAAAAGTTGGTATTAGAAAACGAAATAGATGAAGTAACTATAAAATCCGACAATTTAGAAGATTCTAAAATAAATCTAGATGAAAATAATTTTTTAAAGATTTATGAAATGATTAATAGTAAAGTGAAGGATAATATTATAGAACATTTAAGAAATATTTTTATTGAAAAAAAAATTAAAAAGGATATTGATTTAACAGAAATGGTTGATGATGAAGATATTTGAGATTTTCATTAATTTTATTTTATAATATAAGTTTATAGAATGAAGTTAAACAAAATGATTTTAAAAGGGAATGATAATGTTTTGAATATTGTATTGGGTATCGGTCTTATTGTAGTTATTGTCTTATTATATCAATACAACAGGAACAAATCAACCGTATTTGATAATATGCAACCTCTTCAATATTCTCAAGTAGATTCTAAAAATGGCGTATCCGCATCGTCGCCGAATGATAGTAATTTTATGCCAGTATCGGGAGTAAAGACATCTGCGCCTGCATCTGCATGCACGTCTCCACCCATGATAGACCCATCCGAGCTTCTTCCAAAAGATAACAACAGTGAATGGGCAAACGTGAATCCTGCATCCAATGATTTAAAGAATATAAATATGTTGAATGCAGACCAAATGATTGGTATTAACACCGTCGGCAGTTCTTTAAGAAATGCAAACTACCAAGTACGTTCTGAACCAGCAAATCCACGAGTAAACGTTGGTCCATGGATGACATCTACCATAGATGCAGACACATTTAGAAGACCATTAGAAATTGGTGGTTGTGATTAAAATAATTATATAATTTATATGAATAAAGAAGATATTTTAGGATATGTATTGATTATATTTATACTTTTTATATCTTACAAATTGTACAAAGAATCCGATATTTTTCAATTAAAATGTATTGTATCCACAGTTGATGGTGATAAATATTGCGTGAGAGAAAGAAATAATCTTCAAGCTGCATCTGATTTACTTGCAAAAATTACTGTCAAGATGAAAGAACTGGTTGAATACGTTGGAGAAAAATATCCAGATAAACCTTGCATTAAACGTCTTGTCAAAAAGTTTAATCCTAAGAAAATTGTAGAAACATTGCCTACAAGCGAGTATACTGCATATAGTGAGAATAAAGGACAAAAGATTGCGTTTTGTTTAAATAAAAAGAAGGAAGATAATAATAATTTGATAGACGAAAACACATTAATGTTTGTTGCAATTCACGAGATGAGCCACGTTGCATCTGAAACGATTGGACACAACAAAGAATTTTGGGATAACTTTAAATTTCTATTACAAGAAGCAAAAGAAGCTGGTTTATACAATGCAGTTGATTATAGTTTAAATAAACAAGAATATTGTGGCATGACTATATCTGACAATCCTCTTTTTTCATAAAAGTATATAAATATTATATACATTTATGTATAATGGTCCAATTTAAGACATTGGATAAAACTTATCATGTAGAAGTGTACAATGATGATACAATAGAGAATATTAAATACAAACTATCTATTCAACTAGATAATAAAAATATTAATTCCTATTATTTATTTCACAAGAAAGAAGTGACGTTGAATCCATATGACGTATTTAATCAGCTATCAAATAATAATAAGTCGGTGGTTGATTATAGAAAATTGTACATATTTTGCTCAAATCATGAGATTGCGATTCCAGTTAAAAAAGATTACTATGAGTTGGATGATATATTAGGAATGAAAATAGATGGCCCGCACGTATCATTGGAACCAATTGGCATTGAAAAGGGTATGTTTATTACAAATCCACTTGTTAATATATTTAACTATTATGACAATATTCCTAAAACAAATTCTAATAAATTGTTACTAGATTACGGAGCAAAAATTATTTACGTATGTTTTGCTGAAAATAGTTATCCTATATTTAACAAGAAAAAATTAGAATTGGAACATGTTATTAATGTATATTATCCTTATTTATTTGAAGAAGGATTATTAAATGTAACAAATATACCAAATGAATCTCATGACGAATACAATGATTATAATGAGATCATTGATTTTCATCACGCAAAATATCGCGAACACAAAGAATTACATGTTGACGAAAAAGGCATATCGTCGTTGTATTTTGTACTCTATACAAAGCAATATTTTGATTTTCCTATTGAAATATTTTTCAAGTTAGTGCAGTCTACAATGAAATACCCGTTTATAAAACTTAATCCAGGGCGTAAACAAGAAAATATATATCGTTTGTATTGTCCAAATGTTAGTTTAAAAGGTAACAAAAGTCCATTGTTTGATAAAGCAAGGTTAAATAAATATAAGAATATTATTAAAAAGAATGATTTTGTATCTTATGTGATTGAAGATAAAAATTGCAACAATATTATTGAAGTAGATTCGTTTGGCAATATTCACTATACAATGAGTGATATTAAATCATTGACGGTTGATGAAATAGAAGTAATTATTAAGCGTAATATTGATCCTTTAATTGAGAAGTTGATTCATTATTTTGATCCTGCAGAAAAGATATTCAATTATTTTGAAAAAGTACATGACATTAACGTAGATATTATTGATATGAAATATGTATACAAATTTCCAAAACGTAATAAATTAGAAGTATCAAAATTTATCAAATGTTTCTCTCCTATCTTCAATTTGATTGATGAAACAGATAATATTATATTACGCTATAAAAGGGTATCACAATTCAATGTACTTGATAGTAAACAGGGGTATTTAATTGACTTGATTAATTTACAGACTCCGCGAGAGAGTATTATACAATCATTTGCTACTTCATTTAATGTGACTCTTGAAGAAGCAGACGAGACACTGAACGAAATATTAGAGGTATATGAAACGAAAGATTCATTAAACCAGCGACGTGTATTAAGGTGTAAAAATAATCCCGGATTCAAAGTTGAAATATCTAAAACTGAAACAAACATAGTTGTTGTAGTCTATGGTATCACTCATTATGAATATATTGACTACTTGGACGTATTCATTCACAACTTAATTCTTTTTTCTCAAAAAGTTATAACAGGTGAAGACATATTAGAAATATGTAAAAAGAAATCTGATATCAAAATTAAAGAAATAGAACCAGAACGCGTGGAAATAGAAGAATCCGACAACGAGTCCTTGAATTTTTTAGACTTTAATATGAATAAATTTATTGGTACAGCCAATGGCGAAAACAAAGAATTAGATTTGGGGGACGTTGAAAGTGAACTATCTTATGAAGGTGATCCTATAGTAAAAATAGATATGAAAGAGGATGAAAGCCAAGAAAATGTTCCTGGAAGCGAAGAAGAAAGTCTTCCTGGAAGCGATGAGGAAAGTGTTCCTGGAAGCGATGAGGAAAGTGTTCCTGGAAGCGAAGAAGAAAGTGTTCCTGGAAGTGAAGAAGAAAATGAAGACGAACGTCTACCTGATAGTCCACAAGAAGAAAGTGCACCTGGAAGCGAAGTAGAAACCCAAGAGGAAGAAGGCAAACAAGAAGAAAATGAAGATGAAAGTCTACCTGGAAGTGAAGAAGAAAGTATTCCTGATAGTCAAGAGGAAGAAGAAGAAAATGAAGAAGAAAGTCTACCTGATAGTCAAGAGGAAGAAGAAGAAAATGAAGATGAAAGTCTACCTGGAAGTGAAGAAGAAAACGAAGAATTTGATATTGCAAACGATAGCCAAGGCGAAAAAAGTTTAGATTTAGGAAGTGTAAACACAAATTCAAAGT